AATAAAAACAGTTCAAAAGAACTGAGGCGTGAAAAAATAAAATGTAAAAGTACACTATCATAATGACATTGTCCATAACCCAATATATTTCAAAAGGGCGATAACTTAATATCGGATAATCAAGTACATAGTCTTAGTTTAATATAAAACACACCATTTTGAAAGGTTGATAAATTTTCATTTAATCACACATAAAGACTCATTTTATTGAGGAAAAGTTGAAACTTTTCTTTGGGGGGTACATAAAAACCAACACTATTGGTAAAAATAAATTTTTCGGATACACACTCATTTCAATTGATACGTGAGCGTAATAAAACAGCTAGTTATAGTGTAACTAGCTGAGTCCAAAGGAAGCATTACTTCCTCTTTCGACGGATTTTAGTTGTTGACAACTGGGGTTTCCGACCCTTCTTAACCTCAACAAGAACTTTCTTCTTAGGTTTCTTAGGTTTTGGTTTCTTTACAACAAGAATGGTTTCTTTGCGAACTGGACCATCATTTCTAATCATCGCTTTGCGAGCTTGTTGTTTAGCTATAGCTTTCATTCCAGGAGTACCTTGAAGTGTCATTGCGACACCTTTAAGTCCAGTACCAACAGCGGCACCAGCAAGAGGGTTGCCTAAAGCAGAACCAATTGCACTCGAGACAGGCAACGCATAACGATTAACAACATCTAGAACTTGCGAAAACCACGACCCTAGTGAGTTTTCACCAACTTTACATGCAACAGGCATGTGCTTAATAGCTTGAGCATAAATATCAAACACTTGACTTGAATACTCAGAAGCTGGTCTCATAAGGGGAATATAAGTTTGTGAGTAATTATCTGGTGCTGACTCCAATACATATTTGGCAGTCATAGTTAAAGTAGAATTATTAGATAAACCACTAAAACGACAAATTGTAACATCAAATGGTAAAATACCACATGATGAAAAGGTAGCGGGCGCTGCAGTTGTTGTTTGAATAGCCTGACAGAACCAACCATCTCCATTTCCAGTAAAATTTTCATCGGGTGAAGCATCAAATAACATACCACAATTAGAAGCTAAAGGGTAAAAGAAAGGATTATCAAAGTTATTCACACGTGCATTCATATAGATGCCTTCTGCAGCATCCCAGGTAAGTGACCCTGGGTATAATTGAATATCAGCTGTTTGCTGAGGAGGAGCAGGGATTGTTGTACAAGGTGCTAAAAAGTTAACAGCAGCAGTTGTTCCGGAAATATAGTAAGTTTCACGCGGAGCATTTGAAGAAGAACAAACTGTAACAGAGCCTTGTTTATATATCTCAGCAGTTGTATTGTACACTTCACAGGAAGATGACACAATACGAGTAGGAGAATTTTGATAAGGTCCAACAGGAATACCACAAGTAGTATTAACAACACAAGATGTAGCAGCAGGAATAGCAACAGGGTCAAAAGCAAAACCAGGAGGCCCTGTTATGCAAACCCAACCACCACACATAGTTTGAGTTACACCAAAAGTAGTCGTAGGCACATTAAGAGTCATAGTTGTAGGTTTATATAACGGTCCATTCGTTGATAAATCAGGAGTTAAAGGAATAAACAAAACTATAGCATCATAATTTGTACTTAGAGTACCAGGAACATTAATTTGACATGTTGTTTGAATTAGTTGAACAAGAGATTTAGTTGTACTCACATCAGGGTAACCAACTGCTTCTCTATCCTCATCAGAAAAACCATCCATAGTTTGGAGCAACCATTCAACAGCTTCTTGCGAAACCATACCAGTTGCAACCATCCTACCTAGTTTTCTTTCAATCCGTGCATCTAGCATACGAGATTGAGCTTGGAGTTTTACGAATACTTCTTCAGTATCGAAATCAAATTCGAAATTTTGTTGTTCACGAATAGAAGTTTGAATGTCTTTTTGGTCTTTACTTTCAAACCCCGTGAATAATGCCATCATTGCCCAATCGGACTTATATGAAGATTTTGCATCATCCCATTCTTTTGTACCGGCCAAAAGAGTATCATATCGTTTTAACAAAAAGTCAATATAGCGAGCATAATAAGCTCTAGCATCTGCATCTGACCAAGTTACCAATCTCATGCCACAGGCACGTGCAAGACTAATAGCAGGATCTTTAGGATGCTCACTCCATTTAATTGATTCATAAGATTTATTAGGAGTAACATGATATATCACAGTACCATACAAGACCTGATTAAAATCAGCTTGTAGGAAAGACACATCATGAATAGTTACAAAATCATCATGTTCAAAATTTAAAGTCATTCCCATTTCAGCCATTACAGCTGTGAGTTTACTTGGCGTATAAAAGGCACGTGCTATATGAGACACCGCACCAGTATTGTCATCACCGTATAAAGCAGCAATAACATTTTGAACAAAACTATTGTAAGTCTTAAGCGCTGGAGGACATAACCTTGCCCATGCATACGCTAACATAAAGAAACCTATAATAGTATTGTCAACAACTGTATTAGCAGATCCAGAAGGATTCCCACCAGGTTTTTGGACAATAACACCATCCTTTAAGACCATAAGTGAGAAAATAATATTTCTGTACAAGTTACATAATCTACACCAATTATCGTAAGTTTTTTCATTATCAGGAAGACATTTAAAACGGAACTTACAAACCATCATCATAAGATATACTCCAAGAGAAGAATCATAATCACTATAATCACCTTCAAACATAAAAGGTTTATCTTTTGGAGTTAATTTCTTATATAACCTATTCCATCCACCATAAAATGGTGTCATGCCAACACATGAGAACGTTTTCATATTACACTCTGTAAATTTATCATTAAACTTACCACAGAGGCGATTTGTTAAAACATTCAAGTCAGCAGCTTGAGGATTGAATAAGCGCACTTTATTTGCATCAATTTTTTCTTGAGGTCTGACTTCCTCTTTTAAGGCAGTACCAGTTAACCATACTCGATCTGCTTCCAAAAGTTGGTCCCACCCATCGTGGCACATTTTTAGAAACAGTTCATCAGTGATCAACTTTTCCTTGGTTTTAAAATTAAAATTCCAAGGTGGTCCAGGGGACTTTTTAATATCTAATCGAGCTATGCTCTCAGCTACACTTTCGATACCAGATTCTTTAAGATACTTAAAGAAATGATCTTCAACAGCTTGAGAGGCAAAAGCCCACGCTTCTTCATCGTAATCAACTACTTGCGCTTTACAAAACTTAGATAAACCCTTATAATATGCATGTTCATTTGGTTTAGTTAAACCCCACAGCCCATCTGATTGCTCGCCATTTAAAACTTCAAAATCTCCAAAAGAAGCATCTTTCTTCCGTTTATTAGAGAATTGAGTAAATTTAGCAAAACGAGCAACAGGTGGTAAATAGACTGGGTTGACATATTCAACGTGTAATTTAGAGTACAAATCGTTGTCAGTCGGAGATGCCAATTCTCTTCCACATATCGTCTCGACATAGTCTTTCAACTTTTCGAAATTCATGGGAGGAGGAGAATATATGGTATCCCACCCAGTCGGAACTGTGAGGTCTATTGAAAACCCTGCTTTAATGCTAAGATTAAATCAGGGGTAAGTGGTATAGCTTTATTAACAACTGTAGCACCACCATTATGAACTGCTATTACTTCACCGGCCATATTAATTATAATACCACCGCAATTTCCAACTATAGAAGAACAAGTATGAAAACCTTCTTTATTTATAACACCAGCAGATATCTTAGGAGCTTTATCGCTAGCACTATCATAAGCTATTAACATACAATCTTCACCATCTAGAGGAACATTAAATTTAAGAGGAGTACCACTTACACCATTAAGGCGATAAGTGACAAGATCATCATCAATAATTTCTTTATTATGATCAGTAAGCTTATACACACCACAGCTACCCATAGCAGTAAAATAACTAACAGCGTCAACACCATGTAAAGTTGTAATCAACTTAGAAGCAAAAGAAAATGCATTACATATGAAGTCACCATCAATAATAATTTTATACATTCTATTATGAAATCTCTGAACATCCATGCGTTGAGCAACAGTCAACAAACTTTGAGGACTCAAATGAACAAAAATAGAACGTTTATGAGCATCACGAAGTGATTCTAAGTTTATACGACATCCTGAATGACCCTTATGATAATGTTTACAATAAGGACATTTCTTTACAGGAGATCTAATAGTTTCTCTCTCAATTTTATTTTTAGGAATTACTCTAATTATAGGATCAGGTTTACTTTGACGTGTTATAACTACATTATGTGAACCATTAGGAACAACAATTTTTGCAGTTGTTTGAGGTATAGTTTCTAAATACTTATAAAAAGCATTATCACCAAGGCGTAAAGAAAGCTCACCAACCTTGATTATAGCATTAGCATCATAATTATATATATTAAAATTTGCATTTGGTTGTCTAACAACTTTCTTAATACCAGAAGGTTGTGGATTACGTTTAACAGGTCCAGACTCTTTAACAACAGAATCTTTAGGAACACAACCAGCAAAATGAACACAATTCCTACCAGTACACGTTAAACCACAATTATGCTTAGCATCTATTTTCATTGAATGCTCAGGACAATTCTTATAATGAATACATTCTTTCTTTATATCTACGGAATTGCGTATTGGAATACTAATTTCATCAGCTTTTCTTTTTAAAAGATTTTTAAGCGACTTACCAGCAAACCATGCAACACATCCATATAAAGCAAAAGAAGCAACAATTACAATTTCTTCTCCATAAGTAGTCAAGAAATTATGAACTTTATGCTCAACTGTGGGTATAGTATTTACTTTACGAGAATAAATAACATCCGTCGTAGAATCAATAACAATTAAGGGAGCATCAGGTTGTACCTTACCAATAACATAACTCAATAGACTTTTAAAAGGTCCAAAAGAGCATTTTCGACCGACATTTTTAGCAATTGCATACCAACTTGAAAAGTCAACAGCTTGCTTTTTAACATAAACGGTTTCCTTACTATCAGCAGATACATCAGGAACATTCTCTATAGTTATATGACTATTTTCATGATTCTTAATAAAATTATCATGAATAGCAGTATGGTGTCGATTTACATCATCACCAACCAAGTGAAAGTCCTTAGCAGGAAAAATGGGACATCTAACTGCGTCCGTACACTGAGTACAAACACGCAAATGTTCCCTCTGCCAATGATCATCCCTTTCAAGGACTGCAGCACAACCCTTTGCATTAAATTCACGAATTACAACAACGTGTTTAGGAATTTCTGTAAGAACAAGAGGTACGTCATCTTCTAGACTAATACGACCATTAGTGGAACCAATTGAATCATCTGGAATTATATCATCAGATGCAGGTAAAAAGGAACCAACACCAGCACTAGTATCAGTAGGACAACAGTCATTAACCTCTTCAATCTCAGAATTTATTAAATCAATTTCTCCTTCAATACTTTCTTCTACAATCATTTTTCCTTTCTTTTTCTTCTTAATTTCTTCACGAACCTTAGATGCAATAGAAGAAGCTTCTTTAGAAACATCCTTCTGAACAGGGATTTCATCTTTTATTACTTTCTCTTCAAAATAACGGGAATTCTCATACTCTTTTAGTGCTGCCGCGAACGAAATGTTCCGACGAGCAGCAGACTTTTTAAGTCTATGATATATAGCTAAACGAGCAGATTCTGTAATTTTAATCATTGAAAATGGATAATAAATAGGTATATTCTCAAATTCATCAGGATTCATAGTAACTGTATAATTAACAGGTGCTACTTTATCTTCAGCTTCTCCAGCTCTAATATATTCCTGTACCAATTTTCTACGCTTCTCAGCTCTAAGAGCAAAACATCGTGAGACATCAGAAGCAGCAACATGGCGTTTTTCACAAGCTTCACAATCATTATCGACTCCATGAATAGGAATGCGCACATACGGTTTACCAGTACGTACACGAATAGAATCATCATCATCGTCAATAACTACAGTTTTAGTAATACGCTTGCCATTATGAAGAATACTTTCAACGTAATCTACATCATTTGTATTCACTTTATCTTTTGGATCAAAAGGAGTTTTAGTGTCAGCATTATATGGGCCAACAGTCTCTTCTAAAGTTTCACAAACAACACACTCACATCCAGGAATATGACCTACATTGAAATAATTAGCAGCTCCAGCAGCGCAGTTCGACATAAACTTCCAAGCATCATTAAATTTGCTAAAGGCGAAAATACCGTCTTTAACTTGAGTTGGAACGCGACCAGAGACAGCCCAATAACCAATACCACAAAGACAAAGTAGTCCATAAATCCAACCATTAGATTTTCTTTTATTCTTCTCTACTTTATCATCATCATACCAGCGACCTTTATGAGTATAACCTTGAGCATGAAATTGAACATCACTACTACTAAAGGCACAACCAAACATTCTTGCAAATAAACCTAACGCACCTGAACCTAAAGTCAGAACATTGTTAAGTTTATACCACCATACATAATCATCAGCATTAGCATGCAATCTTCGCCTCGAATCATTAATACTTTGGGACACAAATGCACCCATTTTCGTAACATGAACATTAAAAGCAGATGCGACGTTGATACACATATAAAATGTAAACAACACACACATGAAAATCATGCAGGCAACAATACATAAGAAAATGCAAATTGTTCCAGCCACCCAACAATCAGCGGTGGTTTCGAACAAGGCATTCGCAGAGGGGATCAAAATACAAAACAAGATAAACAGTATATAAGGATACATACTAGGATTTACAAGTAAAACTGTACGACGCTTACCAGGAGTAGGTTGAGTACCAGGAACTCGAGGTGTAAACGTTTTTGGTTTAAACACTTCAATATTTATCATCGAAGTTTGAATATTTTTATTTTTAAAATTAAAGTTAACACTACCAGAATTATTTTGAGCCATTTTATTTAAAATTCTACGTTTGTAAGGTTTCACTGGGCATAACTGGGTATCTTTAGCCACCGGAGCCAGACGGTGGGATCTACAGTTCTATTTTCTTAGGGTCAGAACTTGATTAAAGAGGCCTGAATGTCATAATTAATTTGTTATGATAAGAAGCATACTATGTCACTAATGTATATGTTAGCAACAAATCTTCAATATCACCTTGCAGAAGGCATACAGAACTGCAAACTTTTATCGCGGTTCAGCGGATATCTTTCAATATCGGGTCATTCAAACCCATACCATATATGGCATATTGTACCTCATTACTACGACGAGCGATGATACAATATTCTCCAACCAAGCTATTACGTTATGTAGTTTAGTGGCTAGCCTCAGGGGAATCTCACCCCATGTTTCCTACGCTTATGGTACCCATAATGTGTACTACCAGTCACAACGACGTTATGATTGGTATTCAATAAAGATTTCGTACACGGTGCCCATTAAATCCGTCTATTAGGACTAAGATTACGCAGAGACTAACCCAGATCACAAGATTTCATAGATCTCATGAACCTAACCTTGCAATATTATAACAGCCAGGCGGGACCCCATTACTCATTACCTTCCAGCAGCACTATGCCTCCGGTAACCTCGACATTTTATTTGTGAGGATGAGGGAATTTTAAAAAGATGTCACAAAGACAAGCAGGAGAATTTTTCAACCTAACATGTACACCAAGAAGAGAGATATCTCTAATTAAAGCAATTCTATTATAAATACCTTAGTTTATTTCTAAACCAAAGGTTTCACTTTATAATCATGCAATAACTAGGCAATCTCAATCTTAATGGCTACAGCCAATTTAAATTGAACACTCAATCGAGCTTGCCCC